GTTGCTGATGGGGCGTAAGTGTTTATATCCTCCTGATCTGAGAATCTTATAAACATTGGATCCTGTGTTGATTTGGTCCCAATGGTTGTCTCTGTGCCAAAAAATATCAAGTGACGATCCGGTGTTGACACAAGACTAAATGCTGATGCGGTTGGTGCTCCTGATATTATAGTAGCCCTGGTGCTGTTGGCAGCCAGTGGATTTGAGTCCCACTCAAAACTCTCACCGCCATTGATTGTTGCGATGAGTTTATTACCAAGATTATCTAATGACCAAAGTCCAGGTGCTGTTATGATATCTCCTGATGCTGCAGCGTTCCATGCAAAAAAGTTTGATGCATCAGTAACTGTTGCACCAGATGAGTGTGTTGCAGCTGTCGTACCATTAGCACCTCTTGTTAGACCAGATAAGGTCCCTCCACTATTACTAGTATACGTTATAAGTTCTGATCCTATCAGCACTGTACCTGAAGATGGGAAAGATGTTGAACTCGCCATCGTCAGACTTGTCACCGAGGCGTTTATCCCTGATGAGAGTGTTGATGTGAATTGACCTGTCTGTTGACCACCCCACGATCCAAGTCCCCAACCTGTGGATGCAACCTCAACAGCTGGTCCCACAGGATAATAATGTTGTACCCTTATGCCACCAGATGTGGATGCTCCAGATCCAGACTCGTTTGATTCCATCTCTATTGTAAGAGTGGTGTCCGTTGGTATCGATGTTACCATAAATTTTTTATCTGTAAAATCACCAGATGCAAAATCAGAACCTGTTATGGAAGTAAAGGTATCTAATAATATGATATCAAATTTGTTTATGTTGTGTGCAGATGAGAAAGTGAGTGTTACAACCTTAGAACCATTTGTTGTGCTGAAAGCATTTGATAAAGATGTTGTAGATTTGATCGGGTGTATGTCATAGAATATACCACCGGAGTATGCATATAAAATTCTGTTTGTTCCTAGGATAGCATACTTGATACCTGATGTATTTACAAAGTGATGAATGGCTGTGGCCCTGCCTGTAATTTGAACAGAACCTAATTGTGACCAACCGCCTATTTTTTCAGGCGTGCCGTATCTGAATCTAACGTTATCACCATTGACCCATTGACTCTCACCACCTGTAGATGTGACCTGTTTATTGAATCCTGGTGCAAACTTTACTTTTTGCAACATATTGATCTACCTATGGTTTAGTTGGCCATGTAGCGTTTTCACATTTCTCAACGGTATCCTTACCTGCAGGCAGGTCTCTTAGATCCTGTCTGTATATTTTCATATCATCTGACATGGTCACATCAGATAAAGCATAGTAATCAGTCTCAGCTAAAAGTTGATTTCTTCTAGATCTAAGTCTAGCTTGTGCTCTTCCTAAAGCACCGTCTGCCCACGCTTGCTCTTCAGCATCTCTCGCAGCCTCCTCTTCAGCTGTGAACTGTACTCTGTTACCGTTTATGTTATGATATCTTGGCATAGTTTTCTCCTCATTATTTATGTATCATTATTACTTTATTCCGTAAAGGCAAATATCTCCACTTTGAATATTGTTGCTTGCCATTCTAAAGGTTACTGCATTAATTGCACTCGTTGTATTAAAATATCCAGCGATATAACTATCTATTTGATAATCAGTGGGATCACTAGCAGAAGTTCTTGATATAAAATGTTTTACAAATGTTGTACTACTTGGATTAAATAAGTGTAGATGTCCTGATAAACTTTGATCATTATCTCCCCCTACAGTTCCATATGATAATAATTTTTGGTAATCAGTTGACTGTGCTAAATCTTGTGCTGCTCTATATGTTAAATCTGTACCATCACTACTTTCATTATGTGCAGCTATGAAAATTGATGTAGTTTTTGTAACATTGTAATTACTACCACTATCTATGCTCCCGTTAAATTCAAAATAACGATCATCAGTATCTGGATGTATATTATTAAATGTAAATAAATATTCTTTAAAAGTGGAGTCTAATGTCACGTCAGAACTACCATTAACAAAACTTAAACTAGAACTATCGCTGGCAGTCAACTTTTTAATAAACACCATAGATCCAGTATTCAAAGACCCAAAGGCTGTAACCGATCTAACTCCCCTATCATTAAGTGTAACTATGCTCATTATGAATCCTTTAGTCCGTATAGTTTTATAGTGCCAGCATCTATATTTCCAGAATCCATTTGAAATTTGACGGCGTCAATAGCACTTGTAGTATTTCCGTAGCCAGCAGTATAAACATCTATAGCGTTATCATTGTATTCTACTAATTGTGTTCTAGCTGTAAAATGTTTAACAAATGTAGTTGATGATGGGTTAAATAATGTAAGTTCTCCAGATACGGATTGATCATTATCATTACCAATATTTTGTGCTATCTGTTGATTACCTGTACCTTGTGCTAAATCTGCACCAGCACTATAAGCAAAATTATTAAGTGCACCATTTTCTTTATGTAAAGCAAAAAAATATGAAGTTGTCTTAGTAACATTATAGTTACTGCCACCATCTACAGAAAAATTAACTTGAAATGCACTGTTATCGGCTGATGGATGACAATTTATAAATTTAAAAACATAAATAGGATATGTGTTATCCAAAACTACATCTGAACTTCCATCCACAAAAGACAATGTAGAACTAGAACTAGCAGTTAAAGTCTTAATATGTGTCAATGATTCGGCTGCCCCAGGTGTAGCTGAGATATTTCTAATGCTTCTGTTGTTATAAGTTACAATTGACATTACACAACTCCATATAGTTTAAATGTTCCAGAGTCTATGTTACCACTATCCATTTTAAACTGCACACCATCTATAGCTGCTGTAGTATTACAATAACCTGCTATAAAGGCATCCATAATTCTATCATTTTGATGATTATATGGCATCCTAGCTATAAAATGTTTAACAAAAGTTGTATTACTTGGGTCAAATAATTGAATTATACCATTAGTACATTGATCATTATCTGCACCTAGTGCCTCTGATATATTTAAAAACCCTGTCGATTGTGCTTGATCCTGATCCGCATTATACGCTAAACTACCTGAATCTGATTCTGTATTTTGTGAAGCAAAATAAGTTGTAGTTTTAGTTGCATCGTAAGCTGTAGATCCATCTCTAAAACCCACTTGTAAAATTTGATTATCTGATGAACAATGTGCTTGTATTATATGTATTTGATATTCTTTATAAGTAGAGTCTATCCCACTATCAAAAGTCACTGTAGATGAACTAGATGCAGTTACTGTAGATATTAATACTAAGCTACTACCAGAGACCCCTGAAGGGAGACTGGTAATGGATGCCATGGATCTGTCATTGCATACATTGATTGACATCTATTATCCTTTAGGGTTATCTGATCTTACTTTATCACAATGATCTTTAAATGTTGTAGTGCCGTTCTTTTGATCCTTGTAGATCATTTCCATTTGCTCTCGCCATGTTCCATATTCTATTCGTCTTTTATTTAAAATTATAGCTTCAGCCTCTGCTGCATTTGCAGCTGTTTCATAGGATGCTATTTTTGAATCTGTGGGTTTATCAAGACCATCAACATTCCAAACATGGATGTAAGGGCCTTTACCATCTAAATCATCTTTTAAAGTTATATTGTTTATTTCTGTACTCCAACTTTTTGAATTTTCTTTTAAATATAAAGATACTTTTGATTTTAAACTTGCCATAATTTTTCTACGTTATTATTTTGTAGCCTCCAAAAAATGCACTATAAGTTACTCCTGTTGTACTACCAACTGAAATATCATCATTACCTTGGTTATTAGCATTAACAAATACTTCATAATAATTACTATCAGTGCATTGATCAATTAAATTTACATGATAATGTTGTACTGTATTAGCTGGAAAATCATAATCTGCTTGTTGTAAATGGTATTCAGCCACTTTTGAACCACTTTTATAAATACTAACATTAATTAAAAAAGTTACACTTCCACCTACATTTACATCAACTCCTGCTGTCATAAATATTTTTCCAGCTACTCCTGGTGTCCAACGATAGTTGGATGATGAATCAAATGTATTATCCGTATCAAAAATCTCATTATTAAATTGTACTTTTGTATCTGTACCATCAAAAATACTACCTTGAGAACTGCTTCTTGTAACTAAAAAAGCTGGTGTATTATCTCCACCAACACCAGATAAAAAATTAGATCTAGTCATTTTTCTTAATGCACTAGCAGAGGCATCATGAATTAAAATAGTATCAGCATCTGCAGCAGAAGTCTCTGCTGTATGTCCTGTTATAGCTGTAACATCTAAATGTTCTTCTGAAATAGCATCATCTACTATTTTAGCAGCGGTCACAGTATCATCAGAAGGCTGGCCGATGTCAAGCACGTTACCTAAAATTTGAACGAAGTCTATGACATCCCCTGTCGCCAGATTCGAGGCGAAGGTCATCGTACTACCTGAGATAGTAAAGGATGATCCTGGTTTTTGTAGGATACCATTTAAACTGACTAACATGTGGTTAGCAGATTCTGGGGCCACGTTTACACCTCCTACTTGTAGGGTGTAAGCTGCCTGTCCGTTTACGACTGATATCGCATCACAAACTTGAAAATTTCCAACAGTTGGGGTTTTCCCTATATAGGCCATGGTTCTCCTTTTTGTTTATCTATCATATTAATTTATTCCATACAAGGTTATTGTTCCAGCATCTATGTTTCCGCTATCCATTTTAAATTGTATGGCATCTATTGCAGATGCCGTATTAAAATATCCAGCCGTATATGCATTAACTGTATATGCATGATTATTATCATAAAAATTTGTAACTGCATGCCAGTGTTTTACAAAAGTTGTAGATGAGGGCTCAAATAAATGTAAATAACCTGATAAACTTTCATCAGCACCATCACCTAATTGTGCTCCTGAAACTAATCTTATAAAACTTGTAGCTTGTGCATTATCTACTGAACTGTTAATTCCAAAAGTATTATCACTGCCATCTTCTTTATGATATGCTTGAAAAGCTGAGTTTGTAACAGTTGTATTATAATTACTACCACTATCTGTAGAACACTGAAAAGTAAAATTATTACCGTTTGCTGATGGGTGTATATTGTTAAAAAGAAATAGATATTCTTTATAAGTAGAGTCTAAAACAACATCACTGGATCCATCAACCATAGATAATGTACTAGATGAACTAGCAGTAAGTTTCTTAATAACAGTCATAGCACCACCACTAAACGTAGCTTCTAATCCATTAGCACTAGAATTAAATCCAATCGTTTTACCTGCTGTAGGTGTTACATTTAAACTATTAAATTTTAATTTATTAAGTGCCATTAACTATCCTTTATTCCATAAAGTTTTATTGTACCAGCGTCTATGTTTCCACTGCTATAATTAAATTTTATAGCATCAACTGCTGACGTAGTATTTAAATAACCTGCGGTATAACACTGTTGAGATAAACCCTGTTCTCCACTTGTTTGAGAATCTTCATTAGTGACAGCTAAAAAATGTTTTACAAAAGTTGTAGAACCAGGATTAAATAAATATAAAAGACCATTTCCACTGCTATAACTATCTACGTTTGCATTAAAGGTAATTTTCTTATCTGAGGTGCTTTGTGCTAAATCTCTATTTGTATCATACTGAAAAGTGTTAGCTGCATCACTTCCCCTGTGATAAAGATAAAAAAATGTACTTGTTTTAGCTACATTATAATTAGATCCTGAATCTACAGATGCATTAAAACTAAAATCTGATTGATCAGCAGATGGATGAAGATTAATAAATTTAAATAGGTAAACAGGATATGTGTTATCTAAAACAACACTAGAACTACCATCAACAAATGATAAGGTAGAACTAGTGCTAGCGGTTAAAGTTTTAATTAAAGTCATGGCACCAGCACTAGATGTTTCAAAACCATTAGCACTAGAATTAAATGCAAGACCTTTACCAGCTGCAGTTGTTAAATCAAAACTATTAAAATTAAATTTTGTTAAAGCCATTAACTTACCCCATACATTTTTATAGTTCCACTATCTATATTTCCTGAAGACATTTTAAATCTAACTCTTGTTAAAGCAGCAGTTTGATAAAACATACCACCAACAAATGAATCATATGCTTGATCACTTGCTATATTAGACTCTCCTCTACCTATAAAATGTTTATAATATGTGCTGGCACTAGGATCAAATAAATGTAAAACACCTGATGCAGATTGATCATTATCATTACCAATTCCATAAGCAAGAGTTTGAGAGCCAGTTCCTTTTTGTTGATCCTCACTTGCAACTCTTGCTAAATTAGGAGAATCATCTCCTTCAGAAAGTATAGCTCTAAAAAAAGTTGAAGTTACAGTCTGCCCATAACTTGTGTTAGTTCCTGTGTCTACTTGAAATCCAAATTGAACATTATCTGTTGCAGGGTGAACATTTATATATTTAAAAATATATTCTTTATAAGTAGAATCTATATCACTAGTAAAATCTACATTAGCACTAGAACTAGCAGTCTGTGTAGATAATAACACCAAACTCCCACCAAGATCCCCTGTCTCTAGACCATTGTTGCTTGAATTAAATTTGATCGCCTTGCTTGCAGCAGGCGTTACATTCATGCTATTGAAGTTGACCTTAGAGAGTGCCATGGGTTACTCCTTTGGATATTTATCTTTTACTGCTTTAATAGTAGTTTTCCAACCATCTATACCATTATGATATATATCGTCTAATTGATCTACAATAGATGGATATTCTGCTGCTCTATCTCTTTGATATTTATTATTATTATATTCAGTTTGAAGTTCTGTTTGTTTAGTCTGTATATCAGATTTAGAAATAACTTCTGTACCATTATGCCAAATAATATTATCAACATCATTTCCATTTACTGTTACTTCTGCACTAGGATTTATTTTTAGTATTGCATCTAAAACTGTTGTCATAAATTACGCACCTATTTCCATTAATGTTATTGTTGATCTTCCCTCACTACCAATATTAATTCTTGCTTTACCACCTGATGTGCATTTTCCATATAATGTATATGTTACTGAAGAAGTTGTTGATGGAGAATCTAAATGTGCAAGACTTCCAGCCATATAAACATCTCCACTACCATCACTATCAAAAGTATAAAAGAATCCTGACCCATCAGAATTTCCTACATCTGTTGAATCTCTATATATGGTAAAATAACTATATTTTTCATCAAAAGCTGAACTTGTTGCTATATTTAATAAAACTAAAACTTTACTAGATGTTGCTGATGGAGTTATAGATGCATTTAATGTTAATGATGCATAACTTGTAGATGTTGTTTCTCTTAATGTTTCATCTGTTCCATGAACAACTTGTAAAACTTTTCCAAAAGAAACAGCATCTGCAATTTTAGCTGCAGTTACTGCGTCATCAGAAATCATGGCTGTTGTAATACTATTAGTTGCAGGCGTTACAGTCTGTAATGCTCTACCTAAAAACACACAGTACATCGTATCTGTCGAAGCCGTAGCCGCAGATAGTGTCAACGCTGTGCCTGTAGCCGTATATGCTTTACCAGATCCAGGTTGTTGTCTTACGTTATTAATAAATAACGCTATCTCATTTTCATTAGCCACCGCATGATCTAGAGTATAGGAGGTAGTTGCACTCGTAGAGAATTCTTGCGTAGCAAACGAAGTAAAAGATTCTGCCGGCTCTGGTCCAATATAAGCCATCTTACGTTATCTCCATTACTGACAGTGTGCCTGATAGTTTATCAGCTACAGAACAATCAATTCTTATGACGTCTCCAGCCTCTAACACAACCTTACCGCCCGATAACAATTCAAGCGACGTTCCGCTAGGGATGTTCACGTCCTTTACAAGAAATGATGTGCCGTTTGCAGCGTTGTTTGCACCAGCACGGTTTGATGTTGTACTAACAAGTTCTACCTCTGCAGTCACTGCAGTTGTATGTATGTTAGCCAATACCAATCCAAGCACGACTGTAGTCGTGCTCGACGCCACCGTGTACATTGTAAAAGGTGTGCCTGCTGAATTCGGCTCTGCAGCAAAATTAATAACCTTAAAAGTATTTGCCATTTGTTTCCTCCTAATTTCTTATATACTAGCCAAGGGCAATTGCAAGAGCCGTAGGGTCATCCGTACTAAATCCTGCACTTGACAAGTATGTTTTAACATCTGTTAATGCCACCTGTTTCATGGTGCCATTGTCATTTGTGACAACTCTATCAGCGTCCACCAAAGTTGTGGAGCTAGCTGATGTGTTACCATCCATTATATTTAATTCTGTTGCTGTAGAAGTCACACCATCTAATATGTTAAGTTCTGCAGCAGTAGATGTAACGCCATCCAATATGTTTAATTCTGCAGTTGTTGATGTGACACCATCTAAAATATTAAGTTCTGCAGCTGTTGATGTGACACCATCTAAAATATTAAGTTCAGCAGCTGTAGATGTGACACCATCCAATATGTTTAATTCTGCAGTTGTTGCGGTAACACCATCTAACAGGTTTATCTCTGTAGCTGTTGCCGTCACTGCCACATCTTCATTTACTTTTGGTGAAGTTAATGTTTTGTTTGTTAGTGTAGCGGTTGAAGTTGCTGAAACTAATCTAGCATCACCACCAGTGCTTGGAAGAGTTAATACGTTATTAGCGGATTCCGAGTGTGGTGCAGCTTTTATCTGCTGCCCGTGAGAATTACTTTCACAGTTAAACTGAATAGTTCCTTGATTAGTATTACCTCTAACAGTTACGTGTCCTGTTCCGTTTGGTGCTAATTCTAAGTCTGCATTTGATGTGGTAACGATATCATTACCATTCATATCAAGATCACCACCTAATTGTGGTGTTGAGTCCTCAACCACATTTGATATGGCACCTGATGTGGCTAGACCTGATACAATTGCCGATCTTGCAATCTTTTTAAGACCACCACCTGAAGTATCTATCGCTAAAAATACATCATCATTAGCAACTGTAGATATCTCTGATAGTGAGCTTACTGCTACAGAATTAAAGTTTGTGCCATCTGCAATTAATAGATTACCTGCAGTGTTTGTGCCCATGGTGATATCATCACCTGCGACTGTAAGATCTCCAGTTATACTTAAATTTCTAAATCCAGATATGTCTTTGTTTGAATCAACTATGACTGCTAAAGATGCAGAAACAGTTCCTGCAGTGATACCATCTAATAGATTTAATTCTGCTGTAGTTGAAGTAACCCCATCTAATATGTTAAGTTCTGCTGTGGTTGAAGTTACACCGTCTAAAATATTTAACTCCGCAGCTGTTGAAGTAACTCCATCTAAAATATTTAACTCTGCTGCAGTTGAAGTGACAGCAGTGCTTCCTAAAGTCAAACCACCATCAGGTATAACCACACTACTTCCTGATAAAGCTGTAAATGTGTTTGCTGTAAATCTAAAATCATCTGCACCAGCTATTGCAATATCTATCTGATCATCTGTG